CTGCCATGTCCGACCGGCTAGCCCGGCCAGCCGAGCGCCTGAGTCGCCCTTGGGCGCTCGACTGGCCGGGCTAGCCGGTCGGACATGGCAGAGGAGAGAGACAGATGGAATGGTCAAGGTTCAAGGTTTACATCGGTGGCGAGTTCGCTAAGGCGTTTAGAGACCCAGCTGAGGCCGCAGCGTACTGCGCGTTCTGGCTCCGTTCAGGGGTGTATTCAGTCGCCAGCATTCAGGACGACGGCGCACCCACACCGGGCTACCCATCGAGCACCCCGACTAACGCCGCACCCGTCTGGCTGGATGGGGACGTTCACGGAATCGCTGAACGTGTGTTGTTCATCGGCGAAGGCACACCTCTGGAGGAGTGGGTCGAGGAGAAGGAGGTGGACGCCTAATGGCAACTCCACCCTTGCGGGCGCAGGGCCGCGAATGGACCGAGTTGCTGGACGCTATCCGCGACTGGCTTCCGCCCGAGAATCAGAACGCTTGCCGGAATGACCTCACGATGGCGCGACGGCAAAGGATCATCGCCGCCCATGCCGCAGTGCTGGACCGCATGTCGAGCGGCCAATATGTCTGTGATGGGTGTGGTGATCTCTATGAACCGAGCCGCAAGCCCCAGCCGCAACGCCAGCATTATTGCGTGAGATGCCGAGAGGACGGAACCGCTGAACGTGTCAGGAAACGCGGCCAGCGCGCGAGACGATTGATGGGAGGCGATTTGACAAGGGCCGCATACACACTGTAAGATGACGGGTCGTAAGGATAGGAGAGAGACGATGGCTGACATCTTCGTACAGAATGTTAGGACGCCGGGGCGCCGACCGTATGAGGCGCTCCTCAAGCGGCTCACCAGCGACGACGGGGAGGAGTTCACGGTCTTCGAGGTGGGCGTCCAGTACGGCGACCAGTGCAAACTGTTCGACGTTTCGGAGGAGGAGCTGCGGGGCATTAGAGACACGATCAATGCCCACCTTGGCCTCGGCGACCCGTCGCCCGGCGAGGTGATCGACTGGTTTCAGAAACAAGATGTGCCATACACCGAGGTCGAGAGCAGCGGGTTGGTCAGCGTGGAGGCCCTGACCGACGCGCTGATCGACCTCTGCGCGGACGCCCGCGAGAAGTTCGGGGTGCCCTCGTGATCCACGTCCACTGGTCGCGGCATGTCGCGGACCCGCATGACCCGGAGTACGTCGAGGCGAAGGTGCTCTGCCCGAATCCCGTGTGCGATGGCGGCGAGGTCCACATGCTCGCGCTCGACCTCGTCTACACCTGCACCCTGTGCGACGGTGGCGGCAACTGCTGGCCGAGCGACGTGGCGAGGTGGGCTGAGGCCAGAGGGATCGCGCTGGAGATCGACGAGGGGTCGGTGTTCGGCCCCGAGCGAGGAGACGAATTGTGAGCAAGGTGGAGTTCCAACATGTGGCGAGGCTGCGCGTGGTGCGTCCTCGCCGGTATCGGATTTCAATCGCTGGCGTCTCGGCCAGCGGTACTGCCACAGAGTGGCTGAAGGAGGGGGTCGGATGGGTATGGCTAATGACGATGTGCGGGCTACTGTACTGGCTGCTCGCGGTGATCTGGTAGCAGATGTGCCGTGGTGGTCGCCGTCACAATTGGCGGGGCGGTATGGGGTGTCGAGGCAGACTATTTACCAGTGGATCGGATCGGGCAGGCTCCCTCGACCCACGCAGCACCCATCTGGCATGGGGTACTTCTGGCACGAGCGCGATCTGCCCGAGCCTGCAAAGGGTGTCGCCAGTGTCACGGTTTCGGACGACGATTACGTAGAGGAAGCCTTCTAGGTCGGTCTGAAAGGAGAGAGATCGAATGAGCATGTTGCTGACCACAGCCGGATGGCTGGAGGAGCGGCGCAAGTACATCGGTTCGTCCGACATCGCGCGCCTGCTAGGGATCGCTCCAGATAGCTGGGGAGGCCCGCACCGAGTGTGGCTCGACAAGACGCGTGAGGTCGCAGACAGCGACGCTGACCTTGGCGATCTGGGGTACTGGGGCCACCAGCTTGAACCGCTCATTGCCGGGCGCTACGCCGAGGAGCACTCCGTTGACGTGAGCCGGTTCTCTGACGACTACGTGACCCCGTGGGTCGCCACTGGGTTCCCTCATTGCGCTGCAACGCCCGACTACTACGCCCACTCCAGTGAAACGCTGCGGCATCCGTCCGAGGATATCTTGCTGGAGTGTAAGAACGTCAGCGCGTGGATGGGCGGCGAATGGGGTCCGTCGGGCAGCGAGGCCGAGGGCAACGTGCCCGAACACTACCTCGCGCAGGTCCGCTGGCAGCTGGGCTGTACCGGGGCGCGGCGGGCTGTCATCGCCGCCCTGATCGGCGGCAACGACTGGAGGTGGTACAGCGTCGAGCGGGACGAGGGCTGGTTCGTAGGGGCTGCGGAGAAAGCGGAACGCTGGTTCGCGGACCACGTACTCACAGGTCAAGCGCCGCCACCGGACCAGCGCAGCGATATCGTCGTGGGCGCACCGGCTGAGGGGGGGCTGATCCTTGTCGCTGATGACGACCTTGAGGCCGTGCTGGATGCACGCGCCGCGTCCAAGAATCTTCTGAAGGTCGAACTGGCGCACGTGCGGCGATTGGATACGGTCCTCATCGACGCGATGGGCGCTGATTTCGACCAGATCAACCGACGGGACGGAACGGTGGCCGTCACATACCGGGCTGGGAAGGACGGCACTCGACGATTGGTCGCGAAGGTATAATTAAGGTACACAGGGGAAGCCAAGGCTTTCCCCAAAGGAGAGTGCAATGGCAACGAATCTAGCTGAGCGTGTTGACGACCTGCAACTGTGGTTCAAGGAACGGGAGGGGCGGCTGTCGAGAGTCGCGCAGGAGTCACTCCCACCCGAACGGGCGGTGCAATTGCTGATCGAGGCCGGTGCCACTAACCCGCGCATCCTCCAGTGCCGCCGCCTGACGCTCTGGCGCTGCGTGCAGGTGAGTCTAGAGCTTGGCCTGCCGATTGGAGCAGCCGGTCAACTCTGGGTACTGCCGTTCAAGAATTCCAAATTGAGCCGCGAGTCGGGCTCCGAAGCGATAGACGCCGTGCCGGTCATTGGATATCGAGGGTGGGTAACCCTGCTCGGCCGAAGCGGTCTGACGATCAAGACCCGCCTGCACTATGAAGGCGAATCGTGGAGGTGGGTCGAGGGTTCAGAACAGACCCTCCATCACCAACCGGATGATGCCGTCCGGCAGAGCGTTATCAGCGAGCTAAGCGACCGGGCTACACCCGCCGCCATCGAGCAGATGATGAACGACCTCATGCGCCACGCCTACAGCATTGCGACTACGCCCAATGGCCTGACCACATTCGAGGTGCTGAGCCGGTCTGAAATAGACACCGCGCAGGCGATGTCGCCGGGCAAGAACGCTTCGGACTCGCCGTGGCGTGACCCTCTGTCGTGGCCCCGGATGGTGCGGAAGACCGTGCTGTCCCGGCACGCCAAGGAATTGCCGATTGGCGGTAACCCGCAGGCCGAGAGAGCGGTCGTCTTCGACGCGCATTTGGACGCGGGCGGCACCATCAACGACCTGCCGGGTCTGGATGATCCCGAGGACGCAGGGGGCGACACCGATGCCGAATAGCACGTGGAAGGCTTTCGAGCGGAGGCTGGCCCGTGCCTACGGCGTCGAGCGCACGCGCGGTATGCACGGCCCGGACTTCACGATGATGCTGGCTGACGGCACGCCGCTACGAGCCGAGGTGAAGAAGCGATCCACCAGCGCGGGTTTCGCGACGATTCTCAAGTGGCTGCTGGGCCGGGACGTGCTCTTCATTGGTCTTACAAATGCAGCCGACGACGACGCGCTAGTGGTGATGCGGAAATCGACGTTCGACCGCTTCGTGGAGGTGCAGCATGACGTATGAGGGAAAGTGGCGACCGAGGTTTGAAACCGAGGACGACCTCAAGCGCGAAGCGTTTGTCGCCGACCAGTTGATGAAGGTGTCCGGCATCCGGCTCGATAAGATGCCGGATTCATACGGCCCCGACTACTTCCACCCTCGGCGCATCGTGGAGGTCAAGTGCCGTAAGCACGCGCATGATAAGTTTCCGACCCTGATTCTGGCGCTCAGGAAGTGGCAGGCAGGCATCTACCTTGCACATCTCATGCACCCGAAAACATTGTTCGTCGTGGCTGCCGGATTCACAGACGGTATCTGGACGTGTTCAGTCGCCCACAAGGAGCTTCCGGATTATGAGATCGCGATGGGCGGGCGCACGAAGCAGACTCGCGACGCTGCCGACATCGAGCCGGTGGTACACATCCCGGTCGAGGACATGAAAAGGCTCACCGAGAAGTCGCCGTGGGACGATAGCGTAAACTGACGACTCGGAAAGGAGAGAGAGATGACGTGGATAAGAGTTGACACTACGCTCCTGCGCCATCCCAAGGTGGCTCGGCTGGCGCAGGCAATGTCAATGAACCGGCACGAGGCTGTCGGCGTCCTAATCGACCTGTGGACGTGGAGCGTGGATTACGCGGAGGGCGGCGACCTGAGCCGCATCACCGGGGAAGACCTCATGGCCGCTCTTGGCGTGAGTCAAGTGGATCTCATCGAGGCTTTGGTCGGCTCAGGATTCGTTGATCGCGTTGACGACGGTTTCGTATTGCATGACTGGGACGTGCATCAGGGCCAGTTACTCGCCCAACGGGAGGCGAACCGGGAGCGTCAGCGACGGCGGCGTGAAAGGGTTAGAGGTGATACCCGTGACACCCTCGACCGTCACGCGCACGTCACGGGTACGTCACGCGCACGTCACGGGGCTATGGAACGAACGGAACGAACGGAACGAAACGAACGTAACGAACGAACGG